TACCAGGAGCAGATGACTTGCTTCCTGCAAGAATTTCTGCCGCTGCTTCCATGAGTTTGTTTGTTGCCATTGAATATCTCCTTATGATTTCTTATTTATAAATTTTAAAGTTTTCGTAGAAAGTTTTCGAAAAGCTGTAACCCAACAGATTCAATGTCTCTGCGTGATGCTTTGCGAATTTGCTGTTTAGCATAGTCGATATGAGACTCGACAAACTTACCTTCTACGAACATCCATTCTTTGTTCTCCATAATACCTTGAACAAAAGCACCTGGAGCAGAAGGGTCAGCAACAATATCAGCAGCAGTTGCAAGACGCAGGTCATCTTGTACTAGATTATAACCTTCTTTTGTCATTACGACAGAACCCAAAGCACGTGATGAAACACCAAGACCGACACCAGACTCAATAAGATTCTTAGCAATCAAACCATATGGTGTTTCCATGATGAGTGCTTTACCGACAAATGTATTACCGTTCTCTACCAAACTTGTAATCTTATGCGACACACGTTCTAGATTCAGTGATGGTGTGTCTGGATGTCCCAGTTCACCAAGCGCACGATTTGTGTTGATGTACTCTTCGGTATATCGTTCAACTTCATTACGAAGTGTATCCATTTTGTACATACGATTGTTACGGTTGACTGCATCGCCAACTAGAAATATGCCTTCAATGTACAGATTCTTTTTACCGTCTTCTGTTTTTTCGGTAAGATATCTTACATTTTCAATGTGTTCTTTAATAAGTTTCATTAGATTGATACTCCTGTGTATGGATCAACATTGTAAGTTGCATACTTGGCCAGTTCTAGAACAACCGTACCGCCAGTAACAATTTCAATTACGATGCTTTGAGTGTTATTATTTGCAATTGAATGTCCGTACTCATCAAAGTCCATGCTGCCACCACTATGCAGTGCCAGTAATGGAATGCTATTACGGACAATACGAATGTTGCCGTTTGTTGACCATTTAACATGACGAATGTCTGCCGCAGTAACAGTCTCGATGGTTGCGTTTGCTCTTAAATCATTGAGAGTGACAGTATATGTTCCAGGATCAACTGCTCGAACGATTGACGATCCTCTAAGTGTATTGGTAATTTCAAATGGCATTTTATTTTAGTCCCATTGCTTGACGACGGCGCATTGACATTTTTCTTTTCATCAATGTACGTCTTAGTTTACTTTTTCTTGTTGTCTTCCAAGAACGTTTCAATAAACGTGCTTTACGTAATCTTACTGTTGCAGGTATACGTTTAACCGTGCTACCAGAAATTCTATAACCTTTGATGCCTGATTTGCGTACATTTCTTTGTACGATAATTCTACCTTTTTTGTTGCGACGAATACGGCGGCGTACTTTTGTAATACGACCCATCTTTTGAATGTTTGGATTGCGTTTCTTAGCCGCTTCCTCTAACACTTGTTCGTCAACTTCAATCTCTTCAAACATCGCATCAACGACATATGGCTTTGCTTCTTCCATACGGATAGAAGCAATGTCGTTCAGACGCTCAAAGATTAATTCTTTGGCTTCGTCTAATCTATTCTGTAGAATTAGTTCTACAAAATTCATATAGTTTTCCGAATGTTGTTACAGACTCAGTTAGTTGTTGCCAAAAGATTTCTTTGCTGTCTTCTTCTAACTGACCGTATGTGTTTATAATTTGTTGTTTTGTTTCTTCGTCTAAAGAAATAGTAATGCCATCGTTGAGCGTTATTTCTTCTGCTTCAGCAAGTTCTTTAATGTATTCTTCCGCTTGAACTGGAGCATCAACCATTGGACCATAAGGAATGCTAAATGCTCGTTTTATTTTGTCACTCCAATACAGAGCAATACGTGTGCCGTCTGGATACAATCTTACCGCTTTACGTTTGATTACTAATATAACAGGTGGATCTGGCACCAATGGTGTATCCATACGTGCTTCATTAAGTTCTACTTCTTCACGGACTGCTTGTCTTGCTTTACCATAAATCTGTTTACTTGAAACTAAATCTACCATGCGATTAAAAAGATTACGCATGATCTCACGATCAGCATTGTTGAACTGTGGGCGTTCTTCACCCATCTTGTCTAAGATTTTGTGGATGCGGGCCAACTGTGCTTTGTTTGCTAACCCTGCACGAACAAGCGCATCGAACTTAGAGTAGTCCTGTTTCTCTTCTTCTACGATAGATTTGAATTCGAGTAGTGATTTCATTCTTGCTCTACGGCTTCTTCACTGTCGGTAACTTCTTCGTCACCTTGCTCTTTCCCGCCAAATAAAGTTGTAGCCATTTCTTGCTTACGGCCTTGGAGCGCATCGAACGCTTTTGCGGATAAAACATTTTCTATACCTTCTTTTGCTGCTGCGCTATCACCAGCGGCAATGTTATTGATAATATCTTTTAGTTCCATAATAATTTTCCTTATCTGCGTCTATTATTTATACTGACAACCGATTTACTTACTTCGTCATCTAAACCAGGTGTTAATGACTCTTCTTCTTCGGTATTTTCTACCGTATTGTCTTCTGGTTCTGCTTGAGGTTCAGCACCCTGTGGTGGTCCACCTAATGCGGGACCTTGCATGTCATCGGGCAATGTGTCTTTTTCTTTTTGTATTGCTGCTTGCATTGCTTCAATCTCTTCATCCGTCATCATGAGAATCTTATTCATCACATAATTATTGGAGAAGTAACGACCAACAAATGGATCAACTAGGCTTACCATTTGTAATCTATTCTGTAGCAATTCTGCTTCACGCAGTTCGGTAAAGTTATTGTCTTTACGGAAGTCGTAGTAAACATCTTCTTTGAACTTATCCCATTCTTCACGTGTACAAATGCCCTTCAGTACCAATTGTACTTTGAGTGCTTCATCAAACACTTGTGAGAACTTATTACGCAGACGAACAACAAACTTGGCAAACTTCAGTTCATCACGTGTAACTTCTTGTGAACGACCAAGACCTGCTAAACCACCTTCTTGTGATTCAAGTCTTGAATATGGTACGTTTAAAGATTGTAAAAGTTTCTTTTGGAAATATTTTACATCTTCTAGTTCGCCCAAGTTTTGACCAGCAGGCAGTGTGGTAATTTCTGTACCTTTACCACCTTCACGGCGTGGTAGCCAGAAGTCTTCAAGCATTGACATATGCTTACGTTCATCACGGATCTCACCTGTGTTGGCATCGTAAACTAATTTGTTACGGTACTTGATCATGATGTCACGCAGATATTGCTCTGCTTTACCACGTGGCAAGTTACCAACGTCGATGTAGAAAATACGGCGTTCTGGCGCTCTTGAAATACGGTAAATAACAATCGCATCTTCAATCATACGTAACTGATTGAGTGGCTTGATTGCTTTGTGTAGATACGAAATAACAAATGTATTCTTAGCATCCATCAAACCAGAGTTCACATTAATGATAGCGTCTGGTGCAATACGAATGCCTTGACCTACGTTTGATGTAAATGTCTGTGTCGTGGTACCACGATCATTATAGACATAGTATTCAGCAACCGATACGACGATCATTGCTCCAGTTTTTGGATCACGATCTTTTTTAATCTCACGCACTTTACGAATCTTGCGTGGATCAATGTATCTAAGTTCTTGAATACCTTCTTTAGGATTTTTATCGTTAACTACGATATGATAAAAAACACGACCATCAATATACCAACGTTTGAAAACATCATCAGCCAAATTACTAAAGTTCAACATCTTTAATACATTGTTGAACTCTTCGATAATTTTCTTCTTGATTGTTTCAGGCTGCTTCAGATTGTCAAGAACGATGTCAACAACCTTACCTTGATCATCATGTGTGATGGCTTCATTGACGATTTCATCAATTGCCATTTGACACTCTGGGTGATTTGACATCTCACGATAACGTGTAATAAGTTCTATTTCGTTGCGAACAGAACCTTCAAGATCAACGTATGTACCGTAATACGCATTTTGCGTAACGGTAACAGCACCATCATCTATGGTTGCGGAAGGCAAAGCAAAGGATGCCTGTTCGGGCTTTTCAGCCTTGACGACATCCTTTGAGCCTATTGTAAAGCCAAAAAGTTTAATTGCCATTAAATATCATCCTGTAATAAAAGTAGGGCAAAAGCCCTACTCTTAGACCACACCATCTGCAACTGCTTCCCACCACTGGTAGGTAAGTGTTACAGAAAACTCTTCAATCGTATCATTTGATCCCCAATCAACATCAATTGGTGTGATGTCTGATGGGAACATTCCAACAAATTTGTATTTCTTAATTGAGTTACCTGCTTTTCCAAACTGAGTAACTTCACCATCAGTTGTATAACCTAGTGGTGTACCAGCGACTGGATTACGAACGTTTAGATTGTGGCTGTTGATGCCATTCATCCAACGTTCGAATGCATTGCGTACAATAAAATCTTCGTCGTTGATAATTGTTACTGTCCAATCAGCAAATGTGCGATTACCCACAAACTTTAATTCACGACCAAAGTATTGAACAGGCACAACACCCAGAGTTGCTCCTGGAAGTTGTGCTGTTTTACACATGAACGTCATTTTTGTTTGTGCGTTTCCTGGTGCTGAGAACGCAGGAAACGGCATACTTACCTCAAATAGATTTGGGCGGGCACCGTCACCTGTTAGTTGTGAACGGAACTGATTTACGTTAAATGCCATTTATTATTCTCCTGTTTCTCTTTTATTTAGGCTGCACCCACAACTTCATTGAAACTTACACCTGTGCGTACGGCAACAAAGTTAAGTTGAATAAAGTTGATAGAACGAGCAGGTTTAATGTAAATGTCACCAACAAATTCATTGCGATCAATAATCTCTGCGGTGTTGTTTGTGTCATCACAGACTACACGGAAATCAACAATACCACGACGGCCTTGTACATCACGCAAGAATGGTTCAACTAAAGCAACAAACTGGGCACGTGTAAACTGATCATTAAATTCGAACAGAGAGAAACGAGCCGCACGTGAAATCGCTTTCTCAAGTGTAATAAACAAACGACGAACATTGATGCGATCAAAGGCGCTTGGCTTTGCTAACATCGTTTTATCGCCAAACAAAACTGTGCCTTCACCTGGGAACGAAACAACAGGATTAATTCCTTTTAGATACAAAGAATCACGTTCTGATTTTGTTGGATTCCATGCAAGTTTAATGACATTTTTGATCACACCACGATTCATACCACCAGGTGAGAACCAAGGATCACGTTCGGTATCTGTACGAACACATGTTCCAGCAATGTCACCATTTAGTGGAACCCAACGATAAACATCACTATATTTGTCATACTGATACTTGTAACCGGAATCAATTACAGCATACGAAGATGAAGTCAATGAATCACGGTATGTTGCGATAGCACTTGCTTCACTACCAGCATTGTCTACACAACTTGCTTTGGTTGGCGAAATAAATGCCATACAATCTTTACGAGATTCAGCAATGTTACTAATAACGTATGTAGCAATTGTGCTATTACCTGAACCAGTAACACACAACGAAATGTCAATTGATTCTGGATTTTTAAACAAATCCCATCCAGTAGTAATTTGTGAAGAACCCACTGTGCCATCTGCACCGTTTGACAGTGAATATTCTACATTTGCTGTTGTTGTTTTAAATGATGAAGCATTAGCAGTAGAACCCCACGCAGTACCAGAACTTAGATTTGCTGTTGCTGGATGAGCAACCCACCAAACATATTGTGATTTATTTGAAACTACATTTTTATAATAGTTGCTATTACCCGAATCGTCTTTAGCATCAGATGCTTTTGAAACGAATGCATATTTTTCTAGAACTGTACCTGCTGTGCCTGACCACAAACCATCTTCGTCAACAACAACGATATGAACTTCGTCATTTGCACCACCACGACTTGCAACGTATGATGATGTTCCAGTGTTTGCATTAAATTGTGAACGGTATGGCCATGTTGCAAATGTTCCTAAATCAGCTATTGAAACTTTTAGTGAGTTGCCTAATGCTCCAGGAAATTTTGCTGCCCAACCACCATATGCACCATCAGCATAACCGTTATGATTGTCATCCCAATCTTCTTCGTTTTTAATAACCAAAGCACCACCATTTGCGGTGGCATTATTAGCACCACTTGGCAGGGCACGAACAACTTTTAAATTGTTGCCGTATGCCAAAAAGTTTGCTGCGGAGAACCAATATTCATAATTATTGCCGTCTGGCTTACCGAAGGTGTTCACCAAACGAACCTCATCGGAAATAGATGTTACTACACTACATGGTCCCCAATTAAAAGGTCCTACAAATGCGCCAGTAGAAGTGGCAACCGAAGGAATAACTGTAGTCAGATCGATCTCTGATACATTTACTCCAGGTGATAGTTGTAATGCCATTGGATTTCTCCTTTATTGTTGGGTCAATATTCTTTTTATTGTCTATTTAGTTTTTTACAAACTTGATGATAAATAGCCAGCTGGTGGCTCCCACATGTCCCCATCTTCCACTTCCATTTCTCTACGAAGTCCGTCTTCAATAAAGCCAAAAGGCAGCATACTTTCTTCTCCTAACATGTTCTGCTCTTCTAGCATGATCTTGCGGATGTCGATTCTTGTCTCATCTTTGAAGAATGTCTGTGCCGTCAGCCAGGCATAAAGCACTAGCCCCATTACAATATCGTCGTTATTGCCTTCTTCGGCAGCATACGTGTCTCTTGTCCGAACAAAGGTGTTCAGTTCTGCGATGGTATCGAAGTCGTTGATAATGAGTTTGTCGTTCTCAATCAGCGTTTTCAAGTTAGCACAGCCAATTTTCTTGACTGATTTGGTTGTCTTTACACCAAAAGCCACTGAGCGTTTAAAGCCAGCAGAAATGCTCTGACCTTTGATATGATGATGCTCTAGCTTATAGATGTTTTCATATTCCAGATCATAATGTAGAATATCTACGACTTGCTGACCAACATTGTTGGTTTCAATCAGTACATAAGCCTGGTTGTAACGATTGGCTAAAGCATACACCACTGTTGGAAAGAACAATAGCGGCAGCTTATTATTCCGATATCGTGCGACTTGTTTATAAGGAGCTTCTGTAGCATCCAAAACATTGATCGTATGATAATCTAGACCTACGCCCTCAGCACAGTCTACTGTGGCAATGTAAATGCGTCCTGGGCGTGGATCTTCATATACAAATAGATTGCCGTCATCTTCAATACGGGTTGGGTCATAGAACGCCAATGAACGGAGTTTGGAACCAGAAATCAGTGTCGCTGAAGAACCAATAAACTCTGTCTCAAATTCTTGTCGGAATTGTTCTTCAGAAGTGTTTCGTATCGTTTCTTCTTTCCACTTCTCATCACGACCTGGCACCATTGACCAGTGAATCTCAAGTGTTTTGTATGTTGAACGATTTTCAATCGCATCTGTCCACATCTTATAAAACAGATTCAGACCGTTCGGAGTAGAAACAATAATTACTTTTGAACTTTTACCAGATGAGATAACAGGATAAGTAGAAGTAAAAAAGTCTACTGCCATGTTGTGTGGCACAAAAGCAAATTCGTCAAGAAAGATTAGATTATATGAACCACCACGAACACCCGCTGCTGATGTAGCGTAAGCATAAATCTTTGAACCATTTTCTAATTCAATCGAACGTTTGTTCCAGTTGATAATACCTTGTTGAAGCCATGAAGGTAAATACTCATAGGCTTTTTGTATCTTAGCAAGAATGTCTTGAGCAAGTTGGAGTTTGTTGGCAAGAATACCAATTACGAATTCTTCGTTGAACAATGCTGACCAAAGCATATACCCGACAGTTG